CTAGGCAACCTCGACAAGCTGGATGGTGATGTTGCTGCGGCCCATCGTGATCTCTTCATTCCAGGCCCCTTCAAAACGCATGAGCTTGTAGGCGGTGTTTCCGGCGTCCTGGTTGGCTTTCTTGCGATACACCTTGAAGGCTTTGCCGACGTTGGCCAAGTAGAAGTTCCGGAGGGTCGTCATCTGGGCGGCGATCAGCCGCTTGCTGATGCTATACCGTAACCGGCTGGTTGAGGTGAGGGATGTTCGTTGCGACGACCCGTCGCGATACTCGGAGATCAGGACGGGCCGCTCGCGGGATTCGGAGAAGGCCGTGAAGAGGGACCACGGGAGCACACCGCTACTTACAGCGTTCTGGACGTTGCCGGGCATGATGTGCTCCTGTGGGATTAGTACTTTGTGAACGGGCTGGTGAGGACTGCGGTGGTCTCGGTGCGAGCGACCGATGCACGGTTGGCACGGACGGATGCGTTCTGGCCTTCCGGAGAGCCGATCACCGAAACGGCTTCGCCACGGAGAAGTCCGGTTGTCGCTGGACCATCTATCTGAAGCGTTACGGTCATGGGACCGGCCGAAGACATCCTCCCACTCACCTGATCCGACGCGGCACTGAAGCCGAGGCCGGGCAGGTTGCTGAGCGGGTTGTTGGTGTTGCCGTTGGTGAAGCTCGCCATTTCGTACAGCGAGTTGCCGGACTGGGCCATGCTGAACGACTGCGGATTGTACGACGACCGGAACTTCTGGCCGGCCTGCTGGGCGTACATCTCGATGAGGTCCTGGCCCTGCTTACTCCGGACGAAGAGATCAAAGTTCCCGCCGCACTGTTGCTGGGCCATTTGCACGGCCTGCTTCAGGACGGAGTTGCTGTCCACCCGGACCCCGGTGAGGGCCAGGATGCGATCCTTCATCTTCTGCGTGGATGTCTTGAATGCTCCGCGGGCCAAACCAGCCACCAGTCCAACCGCTGCGCCGACTGCGGCACCGATTGGCCCTCCGTAGGCGAAGCCGACAGCGGCCCCCCCAGCGGTGGTCTCCAAGACGCCCAACTTTCCCCCGCGTTGCATGCCATCCATGAAGAGCATGGATCCGCCTGCCGCCAGGGCGCCTTTCGCTGCCGGGCCTGCTTTACCGAGCTTGCCCGTGGAGGAGAATAGCTTGCCTCCCTGCATGATCGCGCCAGACGAGGCATCCACAATCGCCCCATCAGGGGTCATGACCAGATGAGGGTAGCCCTCAGAGGCCAGTGATCTAGACTGTGCCAGCACCGAGCTGCTGACCGAAGAAGGACGGAAGAAGTCCTTAACTGAGGAGAATTTAGACAGCTGCTGGAATGCCGCCCTGCCGGGCGAAGATGCCGGAGCAGGAGCGTAGTCGCTGGTGAATGGGTTGCGGCTGGCGTTCGCGCTGGAGAGCATGCCCCCGGAGTATCCGGTTGAGGAAAGGAGTTGATCCAGCTTCATGAACTGCGGCCGAGTCGGTTGCTGCGGTTGCTCAATCGTGCGGTCCGGGAACACCGGCTGAGATCCGGCCCCGATGCCGCCGAAGAATCCGCGGATACGACCCGAGATGCCCGATCCGGTTGAACCGGAGGGAGCCAGTCCGACCTTCTGGCCGGTGAACAACCCGGTGAGAGACCGGGCAATCTGGCTGGTGACGATCTCTTTCATCACGGTCAGGAACGCCATCTTGAAGGCATTCGCCATGGCCGCCCAGACCGACTGGGACTTGGACAACATCGCGTCGAAGATCCCTTCGGCGGATTGCTTCAGGTGATCAAACAGCCGCTTGTTGCCTTCGTAGATCGTATTGAACTGGTTCTTCGCGGCCTGCTCGCGGGCAAGCGTGGCTTTGTCTTTCGCGTCCGCTTGGTTGGAGCGGGACAGCATGTTGTACTTCTGGTCAATCAGCTCCTGGAGAGCTTTGATCTGGTTGTCCTGGCCGGCGTACTGGATCGCGACCTCGGTCTTCGCCATTTCCCGCTTCAGGTTGAGGAGCCGCAGTTCGGCGGACTCTTCCCGCTGGATGAAGTCAAGGCGGACATCCAGTTTTTGCTGCTCGAGGGCGATCTTGGATGCAAGCGTGTGTGCGTTGGTCTGATCGAGCAGGGTTAGCCGAATTTGCTCCTGTTTCTTGAGGGATTCAATGCCAAGCTGCTGTTCCTGAACCTGATTGTCCTGGGACTGGCGAGCGATCTGATGGTAGGTGTCGGTGATTTTCTTGGCGTGTTCGCCCAGACCCTTCAACCGGTCGGCTTCCTGATCGGAACGCCATTTGCCGACTTCGCCACCGATCAACCCTGTTCCGGTCTGGGTGCCGAACAGCTTCTCGCGTTCCTTCGCGAGGTCGGCTTCCTTCTTGGCGTAGTCATAGTGCAGGTCGGTGGCGCGTTCCGCCCAGCCCTGCTTCATGTCGCGGGCTGCTTCCGGGGAGAGCTTTAGCTTGCCGAGCTTGGTCAGTACGTCAATCTGCTTCTGGTATTCGGCGTTGAGTCTGTCAATGCCTTCCAGTTGCTGAACCTGACCGGACATCATCCATTCGTGAGCTGCCCGGCGCTGCTGATCAATGGCAGACTCCGCATTCTTGGCGACCGGCGTGTCATCTGGCGCGAGCTTCGCTTTAGGGTACCGGCGCTGATAGTCTCCTACCGTGAGGCCATCGCCCAGATTCGCGAGCCGTCCCTGAAGTGTGGCGATTTGGGTGCCGATGGCCGAGCGATCAATCGGGCTGCTGGTGTTCGCGAGCTTCTTTCGAAGCTCTTCAACTTTCGCGTCCACTTCCTTTTTCATTGCCAGGGCCAAGGTCTGCTCGTTGCGGAGTTCCTTTGTTCCGAGGATATCCAGCAAGCGAGTACGCTCCGCCAGTTGGCCGTTGGACGCGAGGATCTCCCTACGCTCGGCTTCAATGGCTTTGCGGTTCTGATCGGTCGCCTGCGCTGCGAGATCAATCTTGTCTTTGGAAAGCAGCCACGAAGCACCGAAAGCCACGACCGCTGCAATTGCTCCGGCGATCCAGAATACGGGGTTTGCCAGCATCGCGGCGGCACTCGCGGCAGTGAACGCGTGCATCGCGGCGCCGCAGAGCATCACGGCGGCTTTGTACGCGGCGAACGCGGTGATTGCCACCAGGATCATCTTGATCCAGTCTGCTGTTGCCGCCCCGCTCTCAGTGGTCCCCTTGGCCAACTGGGTCAGCCAGTTGACGGTCGTTCCCAATGCTCCAGCGAAGCGATCACCGATGGCGTTCTTTGCTTCGTCGGTGTAGCGCCGGAGGGAGAGCATAGCTCCGCCTACGGTGGTCATGGACGCGGCGTAGGCGCCGGAGTATTCACCGGATGCACGAATCAGGTCATTGAACCGGGCCTGACGCTTCTCGGTCTCGGTGAGGCCGTCTTTGAACCGGCCCAACTCTTTTTCCATCAACCGGTAGGCTTTCTCGTAGTTGACTGCGAGGCCCATGGACTTCGGGGTCTCGAGTTCTCCGCCAATGGCCGCCTGCATCATGCGACTCATCGTTAAGGATGTTCCCTCGCCGGAGACGCGGCCCATATCCTGCGATCCACGGGCGAAGGCCTCAGTCTTGGTGATGTCCAAACGTGCCGCAACCAGGCGGGTCATGTTCTGACGAGCATCCTGCGTGGTGACGCCGAGCTTCTTGACCTTTTCCACTTCGCGATCAATGGTCTGGTCAGTGATGCCGTGGGCGCGGGCGACTGCATAGAGCGCCACGCCGAGTTGTTCGGTCCTGGCGGCATACATCGCCGTTCCGAGAGTGGCTTCCTTAACCAGCGCTGCTCCACGCTCGAGCACCTGATAGAAAGCAGCCGCCCTCAGCATCGAGCCGCCCATGGAGTCGCTGTGCTGATTCTGCCTTCGGGCTGCGTCTCCAGCGGCATTCCCGACACCATTCAGGCCGGTGGTCAGTTTCTTGGCTGCGTCCAACTGTTCCCGGGTTGTGCTGGCTTGCACCGCCGCGACCTTAGCGTCAAGCCCACGAGTGACTGCCTCACGTTGAGCGAGGAGTGCAGCGATCTTGTCTTCGTTTCCGGCCCCGGCCGCAGAGATGGTCCCGATGTGCGTCCCGTTCCCGTTCATCACCTTCGACGTGCCGTCGGCACGTCGAAGAAACTCGTACTGGCTGGCGCCGGATCTCGCCGCGGAAGCGGCGGCCATACCTGCACCGGATAGTGCCGGAGCTGACGCACCCGACGACACCGGCCTCCCGTACTGATCCACGAGCTGCTTCATGTGCGCGGCGCTGCGATCTAATCCAGCGAAGACGCCAGAGAGCCCGTTGATTGCACGCTGGATCTCACTCGCCATATCCCGAAAGTGGCTGGCGATGGAGGTCGCGATCCGGGCTGCCATCTGCTCCATGGAGCCGAGCTGTTGGTTGGTCTGGGAGAAGGCGGTCGTAGACTGCCGGTTGTCAGCTTCAATTACGATTTGCAGCCGTTCTTGCGCCATTTTTGTTCTTCTCCGCTTGCTCGCGCTCGTGTTTGTTCTGCTCGGCCTTCAAGAGCCGCAGGACGTTGAACTCGTCGGCCGGCACGTCGGCCCAATCCACCTGGAACTTGTCGCTGGCAAAATCAAGGTGCAGCGCCCGGTCCAGCAGGATGCCTGACGAGGAGTACATGGCGTCCTGAATCAGAGTGACCGGGCAGTCGTCCGCGTGATCTCGCGGATCGTCGTTACATATGTTGGGGCCGGGGCAAAGCTCTTTCTCTCGGAGGAGCGCCCAGATGAGGAACCGAATGGTGGGTCTATCCGGCCATTCGCCGGTCTCTAAAAACCCTCCACTTCGCTGTCATCCTGGTCCTGGTTAAGGAGCGCAATCACTTCTGCAACCACTTCGGATTTGTGGGAGATCGGCACACCGCCGGCGTATCCCTCGCTCGAGATCAGCAGCGCGTCGTAGAGGTCGCCGGATGCGCCGAGATTCAACTTCATCTCTTGAAGACCGTGACGGCCTTCAATCACGGAGACGACCTGACGGGAATACTGCTGGACTTGTTTCGCGGAGGGGATCCTCAAGGTGTGGGTTGTATTGGCTCCGGGCACCGTCAGGGCGACGGTGAACTGGTTGCCTTCCCGGCGGGAGTCGCTGACCTTGCACCGCGTCAGGCGGGAGATCAGGTTGGACGCTTCGTACTCGTCCAACTCCGAACCCTCAACGAAGAGTTTGTGGAACAGGTCCAGATCGTTCTTCTCGTTTGCTTGCGGCTCGGTTACGCTCTTACCGCGACCGAGGGAACGCACGACCGTCTTCATTCTCTGGACGCGTTCACTAAGCTCATTGTCGGTCGGGAATCGGACCGTTACGGCTTTGTCGCCCTCGGGCGTGATGAGATTGATGGGGATGTTCTGCGAACTGTCAAACATGATGTGTACCTATCCTGAAAAGTGAAATGGGAGGGCAGCTCAGGCCGCCCTCTCCGGTTGAATTCTGTTTACGCGGCGCCACCGATGGCGTTGACTGCGGTCTTGACGGTTGCGGTCAGGATGCCGGTCGCATCTTCGAGCGGGGTGACCGTCACCTGCACCACGGCGATCCCGTTGTCATCGGCCAAGTCCACCGAACTGAAGACCACCTTGTTGTACGCCACCTGAACGGATTCGGTCGCCGAGTTGGTCAACAGGACCGTTGCGGCGCCGGGCGTGAGAGCTTTCAGCTTCGTGTACTCAAGCGAAGTCTTCTCCAGGCGGGTCGTGAAGGTCATACCGTACTCACGGGGTCCACGCTCCAGGCGGCCGCGAATCGCGGCGTTATCCTGGACGCCGGACCCAACATAGAATCCCTGGTCCAGGCGAACGTTGTTCGAAAAGTTCATCTCCAGGCTCATCAGGCCCTTGCCGGCTGTATAATCCACACCGTTGACGGTCACTGCCGCGCTACCGCCGCGGCATTCGTGCTCCACCAGCTTGGTCGCCGGAAGAGCGATGCCGGAAGGGAGTACGTTCTTGCCGCAACCAACGAAGTTCACGTTCAACATGGCCGAGCTGCGTCCCGGGCCAGACTGGAAGCGAATGCTGAAGTCGTTGATCGCGCAGCCGATGGCCATACGATCCAGGCCCGCTCCGCCGGGGCATCCAAGGCCAATCTGCTCCACGACAGAGAAAGCCGGCATGTCCAAACCGTCGCACGCATCCATCGGCGTGAACGTGTAGACTCCGGCGGCGTGGGTCATGTTGGCGGTGCCGAGGCCGAAAGCAAACGCCCAGGCTGCCAGCTCCGAAGAGAGGATCTTCTCGAGCGAGCCCGAGATGTCGTACGAGACGGGGAAGACGGCCTGCGCGAACTCAGAGCCCTTGCCAACTTCGGCGGAATCGGTCTCGGTGGTCAGCCCGAACTTCAGGAAGCCGGCGTTGACACGCGACAGGCGCCAGAACTCTGCCTCAGCATTGGCGGTCTGCAGCGCGGCCTGGGGTTTAAAACCGACCCCGAATACGGTCTGTTGGGTGTTGTAGGACATTGATGTTTTACCTTTTGGGGGGAATTCCAACCGCGCTGGGCTGGGTAGGAGGAGGAACTGGAACGAAGCACCTGTTCTCGGCGTAGGCCGTGTACCCGGGTTCGTCGGGGAATTGGATCAGGCGGCCGCAAGGCTTGCGCCACCAGCGGGTATTACATTTCGGTGAGGGAGAAGGTGATGGTGAGGCGTTCGACTCCGTCGTCGCCTTGCTCTGGGGAGAGGTCTGCATCTTGGATTCCGTCGCAGGAGGGGTGGACCGTCACGTTCAGGAAGTTGTCGCATTCACCGGCCGGGGTTCCGTCAAAGATGAGCTGCGCGAGATCGTAGTAAGCCGTAACGGACTCGGCCTTTAAGAAGATCTTGAATCTGTGGCGCCAGCCACGCGTGTCTCCGGTGCGGGGCATCTCGGCTCCGGCCCATACAATCATCACAGCCCTGCCCATCATGGAGAACTCGGTGAGCTCTGGGTTACCGTGGATCCGGCTCTCGTCGTCGTAGGCCTGAATGTCGTCGGCGTCGCCAATGAATTCCACCAGCTCTGGGATGTCTCGGAGCTGTGCGACGATGGCGTCCTGCAAGATTGTGGGGTTGATCATGTCAGGCCCGGTACAGCGGAATAAATGAGATCGTGGCCGGCTTCTCCTGGCCAGAGGTCAGCTTCAAAAGCACCGTCTCCAGCTCGTCCTCGAACATGCGGGAGTAGTGATCGGCCTTGTTGGCGGCGATGCTCTCCTGTTTGTCGGCCAAGTCGCGGAAGATCAGCTCCAACTCTTTGAAGGCGGCCGCATCGTTCAGCTGGCTTGGAGTGGCCAGCTCGTCTGGGGAGATGCCGCGTTTGATGAGTTGCTTGGCGATGAAGTTCTTCGCGAGATTTCGCTTGCCCGCATACGCGCCCATCTTCTGGCCGAGGGCTGGCATGGTGTGCTCCCACGCGGCGAGATCAGCATCGGTGCAGAGAATGGCGTCATCGTAGAGGGACATGAATTCTCCTGAGATAATGGCGTTGTGAAGGAATGGCTGAAGGCTACGTGGCGCGGCTTCGGGAGCCTCGGCTGCATCTGGCCACCACCGATCCGCCGCAAACTGCCACCTGTGCTTTCGGTGGAAGAAGCGCTGAGGAAGGATTGGGAGGCGGTCGGTCAGGAAATGTGGGCCGTGGTCAACGCTTTTGAGCGCGAGCACGGGTTGCCGGAAACGGGACCGAAACGTTCTACTTCGACTTCGCGACGGACTGCATAAACGGCCTGCCTTCCGGAGAGATCTGCAGCACCCAAACCCGTCCGTTGAGGGAAGGTAGTTCCTGCGACTCCTGGATGAAGCCGAGGAACACGCTGACGAACTCCTTGCGCTGCGCCATCTGCTTCTCGAGCTCGGCGATCTGGGTGAGGTAGCCGGTCACGACTTCCAGCTCTGGCTTCGTGAAGTCGTACAGATCCGTAACAGCGTTGCTTGTCACGGTGATGGTTGAAGGCTTAGAACTCATTGGGTTTTCTTTTCTTCGGCTTCGGGCCGGTCTTGACTGGCTCTTCTTCGCACGGCCCAAAGTAGATCCAGCCGGCAAGCCGGTACTGCTGCCACTCTTGTTCACTGACGGCGCGGAACTCATCCGAACCGGGACGGCGAATCTTGATCTTCATGTTGATAGAGAGACGCGGGCCGGTGTTTGAAACCGGCCCGCATGGATTTAGTTCAGGATGATCACACCGCGCTCGTTCAGCTTCTTAATGCCGTAAAGCAGGTCGGCCTTGAGGTAGCTGGCGGAGTCTTTCGGTTCATACCAAGCCACCACGCGAAGACCGATACCCTTGTATTCCACTACCGAAACCGTTCCGGGCTGGGCCTGAGCCGGCACTTTCAGGGGGCGGCTGACCAGAGCGATGGCGCTTTTGTGGAACGCGACACCACCGGTGGCCACCGGGACCCGGGTGGAGCCGAAGTAGTTCATCCCGAGCTTGTTAGCCATGAAACCCGTCGTCTGCTGCGCCTCACCGGTGTTGCCGGCCGTGTTGTAGACACCGAAGACCTGGTGGAACGCGTTCTCCGCGGCAGGGCCGAGGACCACGTTGCGGCTGCTGTCGGGAATGAACATCTCGTCCATCACCTGCTTGATGTTGCTAGACAGGGCCGCGAACGTTGCCGGGGGAGTGCCTTCCACACCGACAGTGCCGACAAACGTCAGCGCCGCGGTCATCAGGCTCGTTTCCACTTCGCTCAGCAGGGCTTCAGCAATCGGCTCGGCGTAAATCTCGGCGAGCTGGATCTGCGACATGCTGTCGATCTTGTCGCCGATCTTCTTCGGTTTCGTACGCACCCACTTATCAAGCGTGACCGTCACGCTGTCGGGTGCGGCATCGGCTGAGCCGAACGCCGCTGCGCCATCTTCTACCGTGGAGGCCTCCGGGGTGATGACGGTGACCGACTCGCCTTTGCTTGCCACGTACGGCTGGAAGTCTTTGGTGACGAGGCTGGTGAGCACGCTCTTTTCAAACAGGCGCGCGAGGACTTCATTCGCGATAAATTCGGGGAACGTGACAAAAGTTGCCATGGGACTGATTCCTTAGGTGATGAGATGTGGATCGTGTCGCTGATCCGGCGTGGCAGGGGCGAATGGTCGGATCGTCCCAGTGGATCCGTGCTGGCCAGGGCCAGTGATGAAACATCGGGCGCCCAATGAAGAGCGCCCCTCAGGTGCCGCTAAAACACGACCTTCATTCCCCCGGCCAGGTACTTCTGCCGGTTCGCCATATAGTCGGAGGCAGTGGCCGCACCTGATGCAGTCGTCGCGGAGCCGGCTGGTGTACCGGAGCCTGTGTGGCCGGTGGCCCTTTTCAATTCCGGATTTTGGTTCAAGAACTTCACGATGAAATCGTCTATTCCGACCTCCACATCAAGGCCGAGCTCGTCCTTTGAGCGCGCGACGTAGGCACCACTTTCATTCCGCTGAATTCCGGCGAGCATGTGGACCGCGTCACGTTCCGGATTGACTGCGCCGGCTTTGGCCAGTGCCGATGAGACTGCGTTCTTCTTTTCAATTTCGGCAGCGCGTTGGCGCTCGGCGGCGAGCTCGTCCTCTTTCCCCTTGAGGGACTTCTTGAGTTCGTCCACTGCGGCTTTCCACTCGGGCTCGGGGGCCTTTTCGCCTGATTTTTGCTGGGCGGGAGCCGCGGCAGGCTTCTGTCTGTAAGAGCCGTCGTCTGCCTTCTCAAGGAGACCCAGGGAGACGAAAGAGTCGAGCGTGGGCACACTCTTCTGGAGGGCGTCCAGAGTCTCCTTCATGGACCGGATGAATGCGGCGCTACGGCCAAACTCTTCACGCGTCAGGAAGTCTTGGGCAGCGGGTGTCGCCGGCTGCTGGGGCGTGCTCCCGGGGACGGGAGTGGTTGGGGTGGTGGGAAACATAAATTGTTACGCGATCCTCTTGGAGAACGCTTCGGTGGAGTTGTCCGCGTGTGTAACGTGGATGCTGATGGTCTCACCACCGAAACAGGCGTTGAGGTGGGTGACGTCGGGCGCGTCCGCGAGGATGATCTGGCGGAGCTGCGCGATCAATGCGTAGATTTCGGGGAGGTTCATAGTGATTTACCCTTGAGGATTCTGTCGGCGAACAGCAGCAGCTTGTCTTCATCGGACTTGCTCAAGCCGAACCATGGATCGCGGTCTTGGTTCTTTCCAGCCTTGTTCAGTTCCGCCTGGCGGGTAAAGCCGACCGTAACGTGATTCTGATTGAGTTCCACCAGCGTCATTGCGCCGAGCATGCTACCGGAGAACATCATGTTCCTGATCGGTGGCTGGCCCATGTCGGCCTTCTTCTTTGCCCATTTGGGAGAGAGTCGCTTGGCGTTCTTGTCGCGCAGGTTCTGGCCTCTGGCGCATCGGTTGCGGACCAGCTCAATCGCTTTGGCGCCGATCTTTTTCAAGTCCGCCTCGGTGAAGTTCACCGCTTCGTATTTGACCGGCCTGCGGAGATTGAACCGGATCATTGTGTGTCTTGCTGGTGCTGAACCATGGCGGACAGCAATCCATCAACGGATGGGCTATGAGGCGTCTCTGACTTGCCCTTCGGGTGCCGCTTGGATTTCTTATGACCACTTCGTTCCGGTTCCCCGGTGGGACGCCGGTAAGGCGTCAACTCATGATCTTTAGCTTCTTCGTCAACGACGGCTGCCCATACGTGCCGGCATCGCGGCCCGCCGCCATACGTCCACACCGATCCGAAACGGGTTGATCCATTACTCATCGCCTTGATCTCAGTCAGCGGGTAGATCTTGCCGATGTGCGCCACGCAGAACGGCCTGTTCCGGTTGTCGCGGGGTCCGTAATACCGGTAGCCTTCTATCCCGGCTGAAGTCCACAACTGGCCGGTGACCATGCGGTCGTATGACCGGATACTGGTGTCTGCCAACAGGGTCGCTTCAGCAACCTGTCCATCCAACGCATCGGTTAAGGACTTGATCACGTCCGATCTCTTCTTGCCGCCGGCGACGTTCAAGGCCAACTCGCGCGAGACGACGCGGACAATATGATTGCCGTGTTCATTGAATGCGGTGAAATCAAATTCTTTCAGGCTGCGAACTGTGTGCTCTGGCAGCGGGATCAGCCGGCCGGAGAGCTTGCCCATCGTCTCCAGAATCTGCTTCGCGAAGATCTCAGATTCGTCGTAGCCGTTGATGAACTGTTGTGCGAGGTCACGATGTCCAAGCTGGTTCAGTTGGCCGCGGAGTTGGCTCTGAATGTGGACGATCTGCCGGGACAGGCTCTGCGATTGCCAGCTGTTGTCGGCACCTATGTCGATCAGGCCGTCCAGGAGTTTGTCCGCAATGACCTGCATGCCTTCATGGAATCCGGCCACCGAGGCGTCCAGCTCGGCGATGTGATCGCTATACAGCGAGTTGATCGCGCTGGGCGTCATATCCGTGGTGACCGGCATTGGTTAAGGTTCCTGGGGTGCAACTCTGGGATCGGGCAGGCTGCCCATGTGTTCCAGCTCGCGGTCAATCTGGGCTTGTACGTCGGAAGCGAGGGCCGGCAAGGCCTTCTTCAAGCAGCTCCGCATCAATTCCCGGCGGGCTGTCTCCGGCATGCCCATAGACTGCAGCGCCAGAGTCCGTTCAATGTCGGCTTCCAGGTCGCCCAATTCAAACTTTGTGGAGTACTGGATTGACCCCGGGAACTCCTGCTGGCCTTTCCAGTTGCCAACGAGATTCAGTACCGAGCGGACAGCCGACTGTTCGTTCTCTGTCATGGAGATCAGGCGGCGCTCCACCTCGTGGAACTTCCACGCTCGGGCAACGCCAGATTCCGGCACTGCTGCCTTCTCCTCAACGTCAGCCTCAAGTCCGAGGCTCTTGTTGGCCATTCTGAAAACGCGAGTGAATGCTTCCCATGCTGCCGTTAGGGGTCCGGTGTCCGGTGCGGCGTAGAAGAAGTCCTCTTCTCCCTCGTCCTTGCCGGCCGGATTCAAGTGCAGAACAACATCGGTGCCCACACCGACCTCGGAAGGCTTGCTGGCAGACTTCAGAACGGCCTGGCTGAATGCCTGCTTTTCCAGGACGGAGTCGCTGTTGCTGAGCCAGTTGGACAGGAGCACGCTGTACTTCGCGGCTGACTTCAAGAGTGACTCACCGCGGAATGTTCCCAGCTGTTCATGGAACAGCGGGATCAACGGGATGGTCTTGATCTTGTTGGTGTTCTCGGCGGCCAGGGCGAAGCTCGATCCGGCTTCCTGGTACAGGCGCCAGACGCCGCGGTTCCAATAACGAAATTCGTAGTGGGCGTCGGTGTCCTCCACGCCATCCAGAATGCTCGTCGGGGATTCAACCGCAACCCGGAACAGGACCTCAACCGGTTGACCATTGGAATCCAGGCGCCAGTTGAGGAGATCTTCGGCGCGGATCAGCCGCAGGTACGGTCGAATATTTAGCCGGCGTTCGTCGGCGGCGGTGATGATCACCTCATCCGTGCGGACACTGTCCACCAAGATGTAGCTGACTCCTGAGATCGCGGCCGCGGTCCTGGCGGTCTTCATGAAGGCCAGAAACGAATTACCCTGCAAGTCCGCGTCGTCCCAGATGAAGCTGTATTCGTCGGGAATCTGAGGTACGACTGAACTCGGTTGTCCGACAGTGGAGCAGAACAGGCTGATCGCAGGCGAGCAAAGATCCACGTGGACCGCCCGATTCAATCTCGCGATGTAATTGTCGGTCGACTCCAAGGAATATTGGCTGACGTAGTTCCGAGCACCGCTGGATTGATGCTTCAGGGCTGCGCGAGACAGAGGGTTCGCTTTGCCAGGCCACGTGGGCCCACCCTCGGCTGCGTCTCGATAGAACTGGAGCAGGCTCTGGGTGGCCAGATAGTCACGGTGGCGGGATTCAACGATCTTTCTGGTGTCTGTCATGGCCTAACGTGCTCCCGTTCAAACTGTCTGCCCAACATCAAATGCGTGAAGCCCCAGACGAAGGCGTCAAGCCTGTCGGGGGACTGTGCATCGGTTGCTGGGACGAATGTCGTTAGCTGGTTCTCGAGGGGTCCAAAGGACCCTACCAGATGGATCTTCTTCTGTTCCGAAAGTGCCGCAACTGGTTCGGCTCTTGCGATCTTGCCCCGGCTGGCGCGAACGGCCGTGAATGGAATCCTGGCGTCAACGGTCCGGAGGGTCAGCTTGACCATTTCGCCGCCCTGATTGGTTTCGGCGATGATCCGGTCTGCGCCCCAGCGGTGATAGGCGGCTACTGCTGCTTTGGCCCAGCCATCGGGGCTGTCCCTCAATGAGCAATCTTCAAGGACGTAGCCCTGGCCGTCGGCCCCCAATCCGCAAACGACGACTCCGCATTCATCACAATCGGCATCGCCTGATCCAACGGTGGGGTCAACTGCGACTACGATCCGGCGGAGTTCCGGCGCATTGCGTACCCTGGTTTCATCCAGCAGCTTCAGCGTCCAAAGGGCGCCTGGCGTGTCTTCCAACAACTCGGCATACAGTTCCTGCCGACCAAGCCGTGTTCCCTGGTACTTGTTGAGGACCGTCTGCAGGAACGGCGCTGCGAGATTCTTCGCGTTATCGAACGTGCTGCCTCTGGTCAGCAGCGTCTTCTGATCTTTGATGATGTCGCGGATCAGCTTGGTCGGCCGCGGCGTGGTCGTGATTACCGTTCGTGGGTCGTTGCCCAGGCGCAAGCCGAACTGGAGCATGTCCCAGGTTTCTGGGTATTGCCAGCTGCCAAGTTCATCGCACCAGGCCCGGTGATGTTGCGGGCCGCGAAGTCGTTCAGGTTCGCAAGCCGGGAAGATCTTGTACCGAGTCCCATTGTTGAGGATCAGTTCCCCGAGAGATCTGTTCCAGGCGGTGATGTTGCTGGGCGGGATGCACTTGAGCAAACCGGACTCGCCCTCAACGCATGTATCTCTTCCATCCGGGAATGTCGGTGCGACAATCGCTATGCGTGATTCCGGATTCGTCAGGCCGTAATAGGCCGAGTCCTCAGCGCCGACTCTCGTCTTTCCCCAGCCGCGGCCACAGGAAATCAGCCACGTTGACCAATCACCCGACGGGGTTAACTGATTCTGCCGGGCTTGAAGTTTCCACCTGAGCCGGTACTTCGCCGCCGGCGGCCATTTGGCCCAGGAGCCGCTCGATGTCGGAGTCAATGTCATGGTTGAGGCTCAGGTTGCCCGACAGCTCAACCTTGTCGTTGCGGCTCCAGCGGTCGCGGAAGCGACGTTCAAGAAGATCTCGGCAGGCCTTCCAATCGTTGGCGGTGTGCTTCACCCATCGGTTGAGGATCTCCACCTCGGCTTTGGCTTGGGATTCGTCCACTGCATCGCAGAACATGCGATAAGGACCACACTCTTCTTGTTGTCCCCGGTTGATCCAGCGGCGATACGTCGTGTAATCCAAGCCACAGGCTTTGCAGGCTACTTCAAGGTAATGTCCCTGAGAGATCAGCTCACAGAGCCGAGTTCGGAGTTTTGGGGTGAGCTTGCTCGGGCGGGGCATAATTACCTGCTATGAATGTGAATCAGGCCGGAATCAGCGGGGGGATCGTGACGTTGCTCACTGGGCTCTATGGACCGCGCAGGATCGTTGGCCGCTGTGGTATGTCGGGATCGCGAGCTTGAATCCAGCCTGAAGAGTGTTGTAACCGTAACTGGTGGGGTGATATCTGTCTTGCGGCGCCGACTGGCGTCAGCGGATGACCACTTCAACCAGGCCCATTGGGAGGTCTATTCCGAGCTGCGCCTCTTCGGCCCCACGGAGCATCTGGACCTCCGCGACTTCCTTGCCGGTCTCTTTTTCGTACGCCTCGATGAGGTCCGAAATGTCGTCCTGCAGCGACGTGCGTTTGCCTTCAAGTAGAATGTCTCTGAGTATTGGGTCCATGGCTATCGTTGGCGGCGGAGTTCTTTAAGGTCGTTCTGGATCTCCCGGAGATCGCGAGTCATGCGGGAGTAGCTGTCGCTGATTTCTTGTGTAACTTGATATACGTCTCGTTCAGGGACCGTAACGGATTCGTTTGTGTTGCCGGCGCCGACGAAGAGAACGAACATCGCGAGCAGTCTCATAAGTTGATCCATTGAGGGCCCGTCCGTGCGGGTCGGATGTCGTTTATCGCCGAGCGGCAAGGCGCTTCGCGATGCGGGCTGCCATCCGTTCGTTACCGTTGATGCGGGCCACTCCACCCAGGCTGCTCCAGAATTCCGCGGCGGAGTACAGCAATTCCTCAGCGGTCTCAATGTCCAGTGTGCATGTATCGTCCAGCAAGACGTGCGCGTAGACCCAGCCACGTCCAGGAATCACGACCTGACGGGTGATCGTCTGCCAGCCGGTCGGGATATCCCCGAGTGGGGATGCTGGGGCCGCATTGCGCGGCCCCGGGATCGTGCCTACATAGTCGTCGCCGGGGGAAGTGTGGCTGACGACATCGCCGGCATACGGGCGAATATCGGTGGGATGGGTGTCGGAGTCTGACATATGAGAGACCGGGTCAGCACTCGAATATGTGACATCTGGCGTCATGCTGCCTCCTGATTGTTGGCGGCCATGCGGCTGCGCAGTGCGGCGACGCCGCGGGAAAGGTGCTGGCGGATTGCAGCGTGGCTGATCCCCATCTCGGCCGCGGCCTGCTGGGGCGTCTGGCCGGCGTAGTAGACCAGCTCCAGGGCACGACGCTGCATCGGTGAGAGCTCGTCCACCTGGGCTGCTATTGCCTCTTTCAGGCGGTGGCTGCGGGTGATAGGGGCCTCAGTGTAGATCTCGGGTGTGGCGCGGTCACCGTCATCGCCATCCGGCTCCATCGCGGTCAGGTCCTCGAGGCTGATCTCGTGGGCCGAGCGTGACCTCAGGTAGTCGGTCGAACGTGACTGGGCCCTGAGCTGGAGCCATGCTGGTGTGGCCTTGCCGCCGGACTGAAGGTGCTGCCAGCACTCGGTCCAGACGGACTGGGAGATGTCCTCTACTGTCGCGCCGTCGCGGAATCCGTGTGCTGCGAGTGACCGTCGGACGATGGAGCTGACGAGCCGCGAGTACTCGGTGTATAGGTGATCCAGCGTGAGAGATGGGGTCATGGCTATGCCACCTCCTTCGCCGCAACGGTCTGGTTCAGGGACGCGGCTGCCAAGGCGGGGCCCTTGCGGATCGCGGCCCGCAGGCGGTCTGCCTGGTCCGCCATGAGGCCGACGGTTCCGTGACGCTGTTGGGCTGCATCGGCAGCGGCTTCACGGAGGCGGGCCGTGTTGTGCTTGGCGCGGGCACTGGCGGCGGCACGCTTGGCGGCGAGCAGGAGCTTGTGGTGACCCAGGTAGACGCCGCACAACACCACGTCGTAGCCACCGCTGGCATTGCGTCGAACGTTCCTGAGGCCGGTGCGTCGGTTGTTGCCGTTAGGGCGGTCCGTCAGTTGGCGGTTGCGGCAGTTGCCGATGGAGTCGGTAACGCGAAGGTTGGTGGCGCGGTTGTTCAGGCTGTCGCCGTCCACGTGATCCACTAGGCGGTGACGGTCGCCGTACTCGAGGCCGCAGAGCCACCGGTGCAAATAGATCGTCCTTCCGTGTCCAGGCTGCCCAGGCAGACGATCAAGGTCGTAGGCCTTGCCGTAGATGTACAGCTTTCCGTTCGGACGCGTCATTGCGACCCAAGTGCCCCTGAACTCACCTGCACGAGCGAGCGTTGTCCTATGTATCGGGGTGGCGATTATTGATCCGTTGCGGCGGCGGACGACGATGTTGATGTCGGCGCCGGCGGTGATCGTCTCGTTGGTCATTTTTGGGTCCTGGTGGTAAGAGTCGGTCCAGGATCTCAGGCAGGGATCGCGGCGGGCCGGTAGGCTGGTGTTTGTGCCTACCCTCTCGTAATATATAGCGATTCGGAAAAGTCGCTTTTCCGGCGCCGGCTTGCAACCGGCAGAGCCGGTAAGCTGGCTCATCGGGCAACCCGGCGGAGCCGGTAAGCTATGGCTGTGGGCAGGCCGAGTCACCTCGGTGATCGTGAAGGGTCTTGCTCTTTACCTCCACCCGAAACAGTGTGGTTGGTGGATCTTCTGGTTGGCGCCGCCGGCGCAAGCAGAGAAGTGAGAATCAACCCTGTTACGGGAAAGGTGTGGGTGTTGTCGGCGGCAGCTCGGCTGGACCGAGTGTTCGGCAGCCAGTTGGGCTGGCTTACCTGCCGGAAAAACCAGCGAGAGCTGGCAGCAGTAAGTAGTTAGTAGGTGTCAAAATGACACTCGTGGAGGCGGGCCAGTTGATCCGGCTTACCGGCCGGGAAAACCAGTTAGATCTGTCTCCCTGGCCATCTATGGATTTCGGGAGTGATCAACTGGCGGGAAACCCTCCGATCCAGACTTGCTTGAACCCCGCGAGTACATCAATCAGATAAATTAGTTTTGGTATCCGAATATCCATATAAGCAGCGACATCGCTCAAGCGAAACCACGGAATCTGGACTTCACGCCCTCTTGGTGTTTGGCCCCCGAGGTGCTATATGGATTGTGCGGGTTCACACCCGCATCATGTCCGGGAGTCTCGGGCCCACCGACGGGTGGGCCTTCCCTTTTCCCGGTCGTGATGAGACTACCCAGGACCACATGACTCCTCCCCCCCAAACCATCATCACCGGGCTACTGGCCCGATGCGCCGACCACTCCATCACCCCTGCAGACTTCATTTTGCTGGCCAGATTCGCGAAGTGGACCCATGATCACGATCAAGATCCGGTCGTCTGCATGGACATCCTCACTGAGGACACTGGTCTATCCAGGAGCACGATCTTCCGTCGATTGGACGTCCTAAAATCCAAAGGCTTCTTGTCCATCGAGCAGAGCGAGTTGCGCCCGGACCCGATGCTCAAACCGGTCAGCCGATACGTCATTCATTGGGCGCTGATCTGCCGCTCCGCTGCCTCCGAGCACATCAAACAGATAGATACCATCATCATGAAGGATGATATCCGCGTTCATCCGCGGTTCGTGAAGAACCTCCAACCCACCTCGCATGACTGGTCCACCGCAATGTTGGAGATGACCGACGGCCGTACACTAAGGTTCCCCGGACAACTGAGCGAGATCACTCGGTCAATCGTCCAGATCCACAGCGGCCTGACGCTAACCGATGGTGAGCTGCGTACCGTCTACGGCCGGATCCGCAATGCGTCTCTTGGCGAACTATGCTGGCTGATGCACCGGATCGCCGCCAGAAACAAGATCCCGTCGGCCAGGTACTTCACGTCCCTGCTCAAGAACTGGATGGCTCTGCCAGAAGAGAAGCGCCGGTTGGCGCCCCGGCGGATTCGTGACCGTGCCACAGACGAGAAGCGCAGCCCGTATGCCCACGTCCCCGTTGCGGTGCGGCCCTACAGTGAATACCTTCGGCCCGCAGCAATGAAGGCAGCAGCCGCCGGGCGCTCGGAAGGGGTGGCTCCGTGGTTCGCGGCGTATCGCTGGGAAGAGATGGAGGCAGAGGCCGAGGAGTGGGCAGCCAAGCAGAAGACCAAGAAGCAGCAGACCAAGAAGCAGCAGGTAGCGTAGACACCGCACTGACAACAGGGCTGTTCGCTCTCGCGGGCAAAGCCAAATCAATCAACGATAGACTGCCGCCGAGGCACACCCAACCGCCCAGGGGATTTTGGTCGGCGCGCAATAATTTGTTCTCAACCGAGTTCATTGATTCGTTAGCAAACGCAGTCACTCAGAGAGTGATCGCGCAGCTGTCCGCCAAGACGGGACCGATCATGGAGGCCCGATATCTCACCGTCGATCAGTCCGCGATCTACACCGGCTATTCACCGGACGCTCTTCGGTTTCATATTCGCGAGCAACGCTTTCCGGTTAGCCGGAACGGGTCCGGCCCGAACGCCAGCATTCGCATTGACCGCCGCGAACTTGACCGGTGGATGGAGCGGAACAAGGGCTAGGGCGGTGCATCAAGCCCCGAACGCAAAAAGAGCCGGGCAGTCATTCGTACCCGGCTCCGGTTGCTGTCGGGACTTCAGGCGGGTCGAGTTTTCTTGGTCCGGCGGCGCGGCATCTGGACAACTTTGGGCTGAGCTTTGGCCATCTCCGCCTCCGCTTCGCGGCTCATCCAGGCGTCCATCTTGCTACCAACTTCCTTCACTTCCTTGAGGGAAATGATGTTGTACCTCTCCAACATCGAGCGGGTTTCGTGGCCTGAAATCAACATCGCCTGGGATTCAGGAATCCCGGCTTTCTGGATCATGTTCCGTACTGCTGATCGGCGCAGATCATGAAACAGTAATCCTTCATGCCCGGCTGCTTTCACGGCGCCGTGCCAGCTTTCCTTGACGGATTTGATCGGCTCACCCGCTGTGATGCCCCTGCCTGCCTCATGCCAAAAGAACACGTGCTCAACCTGTGGGAACTCACTGTCCCGAAGCGCCTTCTGCGCAGTGAGCCACGTCCGCATATCGCCGTAGATGGGCGCGTTGCGATCTTTGCCGTTCTTGGTTCTGAGCAATTCAATGATGCCATCGCCCAGTCGGACCTGATCCCACCGCAGGCCGAGCAACTCGCCCCGGCGGCATCCGAGATGATAGGCCATGATGAATAACGGCTTCAGCGAAGCGGGCAGCGCCGCAAGCACGTCCCGATATCCAGACAATTCCAAGAACCCAGTGCGGACGTTTCGCTCACGTTCCATCGGGAAGTACGGGCAACTCTTCACCAGGGGCGGCGTACGCTTCATCGCCCGCCTGAACGCCGCTCGCAAGTAGCTCAACTCCCGGTTGATGGTTCCGGTTGCTCTGCCGGCTGACGCGCGATCACGCCGATACTGCTCCAGATCGGCGGTCGTGATGGACGCTGCTTTCCGCTCGCCTAGCGCCGGCCGAACGTTCACCCGCATGGTCAGTTCGATCTCATCGCCGGACCTGAGGTTGCGCTTGGCGTATTCAACGTAGAGGTCTAGCAACTGGTTGACAGTCACGCTTTCGTCGGTCGGCGTGTCGTGTTCACCACGGCCGATTTCTCCGAACAGTTTCTGTTTGGCCTTGACGGCCTCCCGCTTGGCTTCTCGTTCATCGGTCGTGCCGAGCGAAATGGTGTGGCGCCGGCCACCGTGGCCAATCTGGAAGACCCAGTAGCCGTTTGCCAGTTGGAAGAGAGACCCATCCCCTCTAGACTTCCTTTTCTTGGGTTCCTGTCGGTTGGGCACGACCCACTTTAGCTTACACAT